CCTTGCACCCGACTTTCTTGCACCCGACTTTCTTGCACCCTACTTTCTTGCACCCGACTTCCTTGCACCCGACTTCCTTGCACCCGACTTCCTTGCACCCGACTTCCTTGCACCCGACCGTTTATCATTTGGCATATATCGTAAGAAATAATCTTCATACTCTCTAGAATTTCTATTACCGCTTAATTCTTTAAATTTCTCGGTTTTTTCAGCGCGTGAGTCTTCGAGAGTTTTTTGCTTACCAAAACATTTTATAGTAAACCGCTTTAATAAACCCTTTTGCTGTAATCTATTTTTTGCTTGAACTGAAAATAGGTATTGTGACATACAAAGTATTCGTTCGTGGTCATAATATGGTCTATCAGCATATAAAAATGCTAGATAGAAACTAAGCATAGTATCAATTGTAGCAATATTTATTTTCCTCCCATCTAAATTAATAGTATTATATGAGTGACAAGCGAGAGGTCGATAAATAAAACAAACGGTGTCCTTTCCAACAGTGATTTCGTAATGTTCGGAAATGATCTCTCCAATAGCACCACGTCTTTTAATAGAAATCTTCTTTAAACCAATGTCTTTTAATCTCTCTTTAACAATAGTTGCCGAAGTTTGAGGGTCTTCGGATAACACATCGAAATCGGGTATTTCTTTTAATTTATCTTTTTGAGATGTAGGCATATATTTGCTATATAAACTACTAGCGAACCCACCAAAAAATACTAAACCTTGATCAATGAGGGAATTTTTTACAGTATCATACACTACATGTTGTTCTTCTTTATTTCCTTCAAAATCTCGTATAAAATTAACATGATTACATCGTGGGTCACGCATAGGAAAATTTTTATTCAAGAGTATAAGTCGTTTTAGAATCTTTTCCCAACGACTTACGTCTCCGTTTGGACGAGAGAGTTCTAAATACATTGCCATTCTTAAATAATTTGGCGGCGCATAGCGAATTCCATTTACTTGAATACTTTCACGCCCCATCATTTTGTAAATCTCTCTATTGATAAATGTGATATCGGCAACAGGAATAAAATTAATAAAAACCTTGAATGTACCATGATGAACGCCCGCCTTCGCTTCTACATCTTCATACCCTTCTTTTGCATATATATCTGCTAATTCCTTCGCGTCATCGAGAGCGTTTGGAGAGAAGAAATCATAATCAGGTATTTCAACAGTTTTATCATAGAATTGGTCTTGTACGGGTAATATATTATTTATAGCGGTGCCTCCGTAACAGATAAGTTTTTTCCTTTGTAAAAATCTTTCTACAATAATTATTATTTTTTTTACTTCAGGAGAATCAAGTTTTTTCTTTTGTTGTTGGTTTTCAACGCGGTCAACTGCCTCTCGCAATATTTTTAATTCTTTATCTTGAAATGATTGAGAAGAGGTCATATATATATATATATATATATATAACTAATAATATATTTCAAATACATATAATTATGCAATACCACCGCCGCCAGACCCATCGGCATTGAAAGTAGCGCTCAACCCGCCGGGGAGGGAGGTGGTTTGTTGTATGCACGAGTTCACTGCATCGTCGACAGGACTCGGCATTTTAACAAGATATAATTGTCTTTGGTATTTAAGAGGTTTGACAACTATTGAATATTTTTTAAACAAATAGTCATTATAATACGCTAAACTAGAATCATTACTTTGAAAACACATTGCCATAAATTGACAACCACAATTTTGTGGTACACTGCACGGAAAATTTTTTGGTCGTGTGCTTAAATTAGGTAAACACATTGTTATATGCTCTTTATTATAATCTATTTCTTTAATTTTATCTTCATCTGCTAGCCCATTTAGTCTATCAAAACGAATAATTTTAAAATAAGGAGAATTTGATGCAATATTAATATATTCTTCGAGATTTGTACCGGCAAACAAAGAACCTCCACCATCTACCATAATAACAACTTTACCTTTTAACTCATCCAGTTTAACATCACCAAAATTTTTCATTTTATTATCTAATTTATATTGATAACTGTATTTTTTTCCTAGTAATTTTGGCGCTAAAGTATTTAATAAATCCAATGCCATTTGATTATAGATATTTTGATGTTTTGACTTAATCCTAAAATTTAAAAATAAAGGATCTTTACTACAAGGACAGTTACTCTCTGAAAATGCTTTATCGCGTATAATATCCATCGCTTCTTTAAATGGTATAACATTATATGTTTCTTTAATAGTAAAATTATCAACAGAAGATGCTGCAATAACTGGTTGATTATTTACGGAGTAAATTTCAAAATCTAAACATCTTACGCCGGCTTTAATACAACTTTCTAATGCACACGTATTTACATAGTCATTTTTATAATTGCCACCACAACAACAGTTATATGCTGTTTTAATATAATAATTATATAAGAAGTTATTTGTTTCGTTCGTCGTTACCCCGAAGAAGGATTTAATAGTAGTATTGTTATTATCATACATAGGTTGCATTATTGTGCAATTTCTTTTATCTAAAGTCATTTTATCTACACCCCAAAAAGTTACTGAGAATACAAGTATACAACCCATAATTATAATTGGATAAGCAGATAACATTGCTTTTGCGTTATTCGCCACTTGTTTTGCCATTACCTTTGCTTTATCACCTGCCCCATCAGTTTCAACAGTTGCACTAGGGGTTGTACCCCAGGACCATTGTTTAGCGCTGTCTGTATCTGCAAGAAAAGTAACAACAAAAATAATGATAAGAATAATAATCATAACATAAAGATATTGCGCCATCATATTTTCAAATTTAATTTTATTATATCTACCATCTTTACTTATAAAGGTAGATTTATAATAACTAATGCCATTACTAACAATTACATATAGTAATATTGCGCAGGCTATCATAAATCCTATTTTTCCAATATCTTCTTTACCGACTGGCATATAATATAAATATATATATAAAGTTTATTAATATATAATTATATTATATGCCCGGAGGTTTATTAAATTTAGTTTCATATGGTAATCAAAATATAATACTAAATGGTAATCCATCAAAAACTTTTTTTAAATGCACTTACGCTAAATATACTAATTTTGGACTACAAAAGTTTAGAATAGATTTTGAAGGTTCAAAAAATATAAGAATGACAGAACCATCTACATTCACTTTTAAAATACCTAGATATGGAGATTTATTAATGGACACCTATTTGGTGTTAACACTACCAACTATTTGGAGTTCTATACTGCCTCCTACATGTGAATTGTCAACTAACCCAGACATAAAAACGCCTCTAGAGAAAAGTAAATATATATGGAACCCATATGAATTCAAATGGATTAAAAACATTGGTACACAAATGATAAAAAGAATGCGATTTATAGTAGGAGGTCAAGTAATACAAGAGTATACTGGAGATTATTTATACAATTTGGTAGAGCGCGATTTTAATGGTACAAAGAAATTAGTTTACTATAAGATGAGTGGAAATGTTCCTGAATTAAATGATCCGGCAAACGCTTATAATAGAAACGGCAAATATCCTAATGTATGGCCTACAAATTCTCCTAATTATAGTAGTTTAGGTCCTGAACCTTCTATACATGGACGTAAAATATACATTCCTATTAATATTTGGTTTACTCTGGCTTCAAAAATGGCGTTTCCATTAGTCAGTTTACAATATAATGAATTGGAAATTGAAGTTGAACTTAGACCTGTACAAGAGTTATATGTTATTAGAGATGTAGAAAATGTAAGCGATCCAAATAAAATTACTGATACCGATTATGTTATAGGAAACTATATTCAACCAAATTCTAATAATAAATTACATCAATTTTATAGATTTATTCAACCACCGCCTGAAGGTAATATAGAAAATATGCGAGATCAAAATTACTATATTAACCAATCTACAAATTGGGCGGCGGATATTCATTTAATCAGCACATATGCATTTTTAAGCGATGATGAAGTAAGCATATTCGCGGCTAACCCGCAACAATACTTAATTAAAGAAGTATATCACTATCATTATGATAATGTTGTAGGAAGTAAAAGGGTTAACCTAGATAGTCTAGGTCTTATATCTAGTTGGATGTGGTTCTTTAGAAGAACAGACGCTTTTTTAAGAAATGAATGGTCTAATTATACAAATTGGCCATATGGTACTCTTCCTAATAATATTATCGACCCGAGGGATTGTTTAGTTGACATATCTATACCAGAAAATACTCCAACATTTTATAAAACAATAACAATACAACTAACTGAAGAAGAGATATATAATGAGTTTCCTGTTGAGTTTCAACTATTTATAGGAACTTTTAATTTTGAGGGATATAAATCAAATGGATATCCGTATTATTCTAATAGTACTATACCAAATTTATTTTTGTATATTCTTGAAATATCCGAGGTAGGAGAGAAAAAATGGGCGTTTACCCAAGATATTCAAACCGAAATTATAGAGGATGATTATATATTAACTAACCATGAAACTTTAATAAATACACATATATTATTTTATGAAAAAGAAACAGAACAAGGAACAGAACAAGGAATAGAAATGATTTCTTATTCATTATTAATTGTAGAAACCGAAGAATTACCATTATGTTTTACTACAGCAAAAAAAATCAAGACGCCGTGTAATCCTAATACATCATTAGACCCTAGTATAAACCCATCAGGGAAACTAACAGGATATAAAATTACTGGAAATTTTAGTCCAGATAATGTAAAAAATATTATGTTAACATGGGGATTAAGTTTAGATGGAAAGTACAGAGAGAATGTATTTGATGCGGGTATTTTTAATTATATAGAAAAATATACAAAAAGTGAAGGTAGTTCACCTGACGGATTATATTGTTATAATTTTGCATTACATACCAACCCTAGAGACTTTCAACCAAGCGGAGCAATTAATTTAAGTAAATTTAAAAATATAGAATTTGAGTTTACAACATATACTCCTCCGCTTGATCCTAACGCACAAACATTAACAATATGTGATGCAGAAGGAAATACAATAGGAATAAATAAACCGGTATGGCGAATATATGATTATACATATGATTTAATAGTAATGGAGGAAAGATATAACATACTTACATTTACCTCAGGAAATGCAGGATTAACTTATACAAGATAACACGGTCCGCTGCTATATGGATTTTTACAATTTAATAAGCGCGACGAGGGAGTTGTATAATAATCTTCATAAAAATCTTTATCTAACATAATCATTCTCTCTATATTTTTTTTATTTTTATGGTTATTTAGATAATCTGATAAACAGTTATTAGTTTTAAAATGTATAGGAAGAAATTTATCATTTTGAATATAAAAATTTTCTACAATATTAAAAGGATAATTAATGAATATTAAAATTAAAAAACATAAAAATATTATTAAATA